CGCTTATGAAATTATTGTTTCTGGTTTTGTATGCGGCACTGACAACCAACAAGTAGCCATACGCTTTAAAATCGGAGGGTCTTACCTCACAACAGGATATGCTGAACACCTAACAACCGTCAGAAGTAACGCTTCAACATTTATAGGTTATGCAAACACTAATAATAATAGAGCGCCTCTAGCTTATTCCTTAGGTAATGTGGGGGGCAAGAGCGGCAACTTTAGAATCTATGTTTATAAGCCCACTGAAACGGGCATACAGCACGTTGTCAACTATCATGGGGGTTATATGGATGATAACGGCTACACTTATTCTATAACAGGAGCTTCCAGCAACCCCACGACAGGGGCGTTGACCGGTATTCAGATTTTACCATACACAGGAACGTGTACCTGCGCTGTTCGCCTCTACGGCGTTGCTAACTCATAGGAGAAAACCATGAGGTTTCATGCAGTATCAATATCAGACGAATACCCAGAGGGTAAAAAGCCTTTTACGGGAGCGGAAGAAGCCGAGAGGGACGCAGAAGAGGCGGAGTACACAGCGGGAGCTGCTGGACGAGAGGCCGAGAGAGTCAGGACAGACAGAGATTCAAAGCTGGCAGTGACAGACTTCCACGCGCTATCAGATACGGATATGAGTGAAGCGATGACAACATATCGGCAGGTACTCCGAGACATCCCCGAACAGGATGGATTTCCCAACGAAATAGATTGGCCTACCGAGCCTGTATAGAGGATTAAGAGAGCATGGCTAACTTAACAGACATCATCACCCCGACTAACCTTGTCACTAAGACGGGAACGGATACACTTACTAACAAAACTTTAGTGGCTCCTGCCCTGGGAACTCCTGCATCAGGTGTTTTGACCAATGCGACAGGGCTTCCGTTGAGTACAGGGGTTACAGGGACTCTTCCTCCTGCCGGAGTAACAGGCACAGCCGCCATCCTGGGTGCTAACACTTTCACAGCCCTACAAACTCAATCCGCTGGTGCTGACATAGCATCCGCAACGGCGGTTGATCTTACTGCCGCAACTGGAAATGTAGTAGTCATTACTGGCACAACGACATCAACAAGCCTGACAATGACCGCAGGTCAGCAGATGACACTTATAGCTGCTGCTGCGTGGCCTCTGACCTTTCACGCTACGACAATGAATATCGCTGGTGGCGTGAGTTATACATGTGCTGCAGGCGATAGGCTTTATGTGGCTAAAGATGTTGATAATGTTATTCGGGTATCAGTAACGAAACAGGATGGAACTGCGGTTGTTGTTGCAGTGGCGGCTGGCCCTTCATTTGACGCCGTGGCATCAGGCACAATCTCAAATGGCGATACAGTTGTTCTTAATGCTGATGGCACAGTTTCAGCGGTTGCTGGTACTGGTGCGAGTCAGAGCTTCGGAGCTGATTCAGAATTTGAAACAGGGGGTATTAGAGGTGTAAAGGGGTGTTATGACACAAGCACCGATAGAGTCGTAATTTGTTATAGAGAATCGACTGATAATTATGTTGTCGTTACAGTCGGACAGGTCAGCGGAACTAGCATCACTTGGGGTGCAGAAACTAGGGTTGGGGCGGCGCAATCTAATTACCCAGATATTACTTATGATTCAAATGCCAACAGAGTTGTCCTTTATTATGCGGAGGCATCGCCAAGCACTGATTACGGATTTGCCGCTGTTGGAACAGTAACAGGAGGCAGTACCAATACAACTTCATTCGGAACGCCTGTAGTTATTAAATCGGCTGCCATTAGACACCCCGCTGTTGTATTTGATGCGTCAACGAACAATGTAGTCTTTTTATGGAGATTGGATGCCGCCCCACAGACCGGACAGTGCCGTTGCGGAACGGTAAATACCAGTGCAGGAGAGGTTGCTGGTTTGGGAACTCAAATAGATTTCGCTGCCGCTGGCGCTATGTATCTAACTAGGGGTTGCTTTTATGACCCAGATACGGAAAGGGTTATAGCGTGTTATCAGGTTAATGATGGTGATGGTCAAGCGGTTTTAATCGAAAATACAACAGGTACTACGCTGACGGCGGAGACTCCAGTCGAATTTGAAGCCGGATATGCTACTTATGTTACGGCGTGTTATGACACAGCCCAAAACAAGGGCGTTGTCTTTTGGCGAGATGATCATGATGGCTACTATCTGAAATCAATGGTAATAACGATTGTTGGTGGCGTCACAAATTCTCTTACTTTCGGCACGGAAGTAACTGCTGTATCAGTTAATACAAGTCAGCTCGGTTCAATGTTCGACGCGTCAGCAAACAAAGTTGTGGTTGTATACGATGACGATCCTGCCTCAAAAGGAAAAGTTGTCAGTGGCACTATTTCTGGTACTGGTGCGAGCGCGACCAGTACATGGGATACTCCCCTGTCGCTAGATATTGCATATGTTCAATATCCCGATATTATTTATGACCCCGATACCGGACAATCTGTTGTATGTTATGTCGATGGTAGTGATTCTGAGTCGGGGCATGCAAGGGTTATGGTTGTTGGGTATACCAATACAAATCTGACAGCAAGTAATTATATAGGTATTAGCGATGCGGCTTATAGCTCCTCGGCAACAGCCACGACTCAGATCATTGGTTCGATTGATGATGCTCAAACCAGCTTAACGATAGGTTCAACATACTATGTCAGCTTTGATGGTAGCTTGGTGCTGACCCCCATAGTCCCGTCTGTTGTAGCTGGCAGAGCATTATCCGCAACCAAACTAATGGTCACTTATAGTTAAGGATAGAAAATATGAGCAAAACAATTACTTTTAATGAATCTAACATCAGCGCATATCTTTATGATGACGGTGTTCCTGTTGCTGTTGAAAGCAACAGACTTGTGGTTGGTAATCCACCGGAACTAATTATCGGTGATATGCACTCTGGTAATGCAACTGTACATGAAAATGTAACCGCTCCTGCGGATTGGTTTGGAGGGCAGTATTTATTTGATGGTACAACATGGACAGAAAAACCCAATTGGGTTCATCCGGCTGTAGCTGAAATAGACCGACTGGAAGCGCGAGTAGTCGAGTTGCGGGCCTCTCTCTAATTTTATCCATAACTTGAGAGCACCAACGTTGTACTCGGCCCCTGTTAGCACAGGCTGGGCTGCTTCTTATACGAACAAGGATAATTAAGATGAACGACACAGTAACAAAGATGATGTTGGGCATCTTCACTGCTGCTCTGTGTGGTTTGATAGCGGCTACCCAAAGTATCTCCACAGACATAGCAGTCAACACAGCTCTACTTACTAGCCACATGCTTGGACACGCAGAGATAGAAGAGGCTGTAAGCAACAACACAGCTCGTATATCTGTATTGGAGGTGGATGTCGCGGTCTTAAAAGACCATGATGAGTAGCTTCGAGAATACTCTGAAGATGGAAGTGGTCCGCGCCGGCTGGAAGCTGCTAGAACCTTTTAGATATAACTCGGAAACACTAGACAGGGTAGTAATCGTCCCAACTGGGTACGTTACAGACCTGGCTAGTGTACCAAGAGTAATGCGCTGGTTAGTCCCAGTAGCTAACGCTAAGAACAGAAAGGCCGCTGTAGTCCACGACTGGCTCTGTAGTAAAGGAGTACAAGAGAGTATGGGCATTAGTCAACGTCAAGCTGACGAAGTCTTTAGAGAGGCTCTCACGTCCTGTGGAGTGAGCTTTATAGGCCGCTGGAGCATGTGGCTCCCAGTTCGCGGTTTTCAATCAATTAAAGGAATGTTCAGATGAGCAGATTAAACACGAGAAGCATATCAGCTTTAGCATTAGCAGTATTGCTGGCTGGGTGCTCTCAGATCAACTCCCTGGGCGTCGAGCCTGGTGAGAACGCACTGGCTTGTGTCAAAGGCTCAACTAGCCCCTTTCCAGGACTCGGCGGCAGTGGGATTATGATCGACGCTGGTAAGACAGATACGAGTAACTACACACCTGAAGACTGGAAATCCTTAGCGGAGATTTGTGACTAGGGAAGCCCTATGACAACAATAGCTGTAAAGGACGGCATAGTAGCTAGCGATTCTAGGCTTACACAAGGCGATGTAGTACTTGATGACTCATTTATTAAGCGAAGGGAGATGTCAAAGGTTCAGTTCTTTATAGCAGGCAACGTATCAGACGACGAGCAAGTAATGAAGTGTTACTTTGACGGCGACGATATTATTGAAGAGATAGAAGGTAAGCCGTGTGCAGACTTCTTAATTATAGATGGCAAGGCTATATA